AATTTGCAGCCATTGAGCCCGTTATTAAACCGACGGTGCACTGCGGCCTGATAAATTAATACTTATCCATCGCCGGAGGCGTAGCCTATGCAAAAACCTCTGCGTACTTTTTCGGTAGCTTTTTAACCACCTTGTAAATACCCCTTTCCTTCTTTTTAAGAACACCTATTTTTGCTAAATAAGCTAACTTAGTTCCAACTATTGTTGAATCATGATTTTTATATATTTTATTTATGAAATCAGTAATTTCTTTTGTCCTGATTAAATCTTTTCCCCTGGTGTATTCAATAATCTTAAAAGTACTATCCGATAAAAAACTACTCTTTTTACTTTTACTTGACTTCATATATCCTCCTGTTAAAAATTACTTAATCGTTAACCTTCTGGTTTTAACTAATCGCGCGCCATCCACATCTTGACCATTTAGAAGCGCTTCTTTTATCCTCTCCTTATCAGGCCTAATCTCCTCAATCTTTACGCAGAAATTTATGGGAACAATGTTGATATCAAAAACATCTGTACTTATATCTTCTCCCCCCAAAATTATCGATAGTTCATCTCCGTTAACCTTATCCTTTCCAACCCTTATAAGATTTTCTCTAAGGTAAGACTTAAGCCATTCTATTTTCTTCTTTCGAGAGTTCTTTTTCTCCGTCATTGATTTTATGTAGTCATCCATCGCATTTGATTCTGCTTCAAGATTCTTTATATAAGAAGCTATGTTTATAACTTTATCTGTGATCTCAGAATTAAAAGCCTCTAAAGTATTGTTAATCGTTTCTTGATCAACCCCTTCAATACTATTAAGTTCCTCAAAAGCCTTTACATATTCATCGGTAATTTTATACAGGTTCACTTGCTTCTCCTGATGCCAAATAATCCTCACAATACTTTTTGTCGGCTTCCAGCTCTTTTTTCCTTAAATCCTTTATGGATATTATTTGGCTCAATAAATCCTTGTCTTTTTTGTTCATAACGTCCTTATATGCGGCCTTAAATGTATGCTCTAACTCCTCCAGTGATTTACAGCCGTCTATAGCAGAAACCCAGTTCACCTCAAAATAAGATCCTGATTTTTTATTATCTTTTTGTATGACTTTAGGGGAGGAACCCTTAACTGTTTTAATCTCTGGTATGGTTTCCAGTTCTGTTTCATCAAGAAACCCAAGTCCACATATAGACAATGTAGCCCTTCTTTTTGCTTTTGTTTCCGCTTTCATGTAGGCATTAGCAAGCGCATCACCCTTTAATCCAGATATATTAACTGCTCCGGTAGCTATATCCTTTCTACCACTCGAATCAACAACAGTTACTTGAATCCGGTATATATCGCTAGACACCTTTTCTTCCATTTTCTCTATGCTTATTACATTAATTTTTCTTAATTGCTCCGTGGCGTCTTTTCTTGCGTACAAAGTCATTTTTCCCTGAAGCGTAATATATTCAAATGGCCTTGTAAGAGGGTTTAGGTTTAAGCTTTTGCATAATGCATTATAGAAAGACAGCCTTTCCTTAACGTCTAACTTACTAAGATCGCCGCCAACAAACACCTTTTCCTGTAATTCATAGGGAACTGAAGGAACTGTATTCGTCTGCGAAATTACTTCTTGAGTCATAACCTACCTCCGTATAATTTAAAATCATCTCTTCTAAATGCTTAAGCTCTTCCTCATACCTTCTCTGCTCAAGCTCGCACTGATAAGCCAAAGCTTGCAGTGCGTTATCTTCTTCTTCATTACCCATTAATTTCTCTAATATCTTTAATCAACAAAGGAATTGCGGCGATAGTCTGCGCTAGTTCTCTATTAGCAACAACCATATTTTCGAATTTATCAAAAAAACTTGCGTACATTACCTTTAGCGCATTAACTTCAATAGTTAAACTTTCTACAGTGCTCATGAGTTACTCCCCGTAAATCTGTTTAACAAGCGACATGTACTCCTCGATAACCTTTCTATTTTTTTCAATAGCACTTATTGCTTTTCCTATACTTTTAAATCTAAGCTCATTTATTCTGTATACTTTTTGAGAAAAGTCCTCTTTATGTTCGTTGTAATTTATTTCTTCTTGAGATTCGTCTCTATACCTTGGGGCTAAATCCATCATGATGATGTTGTTTGGAAGGGGTTCACCTATATTTGCCACTCGCATATCCATATCTCCTTTAAAATAAAAAAACTGATGACCTAATAGTGGAATTGCACCACGTACGAAAGCACTAAATTATCTTGGTAGCCACAAGAAAACTTTCGCCGACTACATCTCCTGTAACCCCCTCAAAAAAGGGGGAACAATTATTTTCTTGTAATATTTATTTTTTTAAATAAAAAACACATTTCAGTGTTTCTCCAAGCGCTAAAACTACTTGGATGTTGCGATTTACTCTGTATCGCCACGATTAGGTCTATAATGCCGGACTCTGGGCTCACCTCCGGCGGGGTGAATACTTGGGATATTAGCCGTATGAAGGGCTGCCCAAGTCTTTAATTAGGTACGGCAATTGTTGGTATCTTATAAGCTTGTTTAGTAGTTAGTTTCTTTTGTTCTGTGACCGTATGGAAGATATGTTATGTCATATTGAATAAGGCTGTCAAGTCATTTTTGAAAATATTTATTTTTTATCCCCTATTTAAAAATTCAAATAGTTTATGTATCTTAACGGCTCGCAAAAACTTCAACTATTTCAGGGAGAAAATATGTTTAATCCAGTGTCTTTTAGTTCTTTACTCCAAGGTCTTCCGGTCTACTCTTTTAATAACACATTTTATTATTGGTCTGGAATTGTTTACAAAGTGATAAGAATATCACACGATAAGCTTATTGAAATAATAATGAAGTATAAAAAAAACGATAATAAATTTATCCCTCAATCATGCGGGGGAATTGATACGTTTTTAATATCTCATGAAGGTTTTTTACATATTGTTAAGGTTTTAATTCCACTTAAACATAGAGCAGAGTTAGTAAAATACATCAAGTCTTGCAACAGCAACGCCTATAATTGATTGCCTAATCGTAAGTTCTTGAATCGGATAGTTGGGATTGAGATGCTTTAAAAGCGGAATGTCCCCAGCTATCACATACTGATAAAGTACAGGCAAACCAGTGGACGTCATGACCAGAACAAAGTCATTGTTATTGAATTTTCTATCTGGGTCAAAAATAACAACCGTTCCAGGATGAAAACTTATTCCCCTGTCTGTCATCATAAAATCGTCTGAAATCCTAAAGGCAAATTTTCTTTTTCTTTCTGATTTTCCATATGGGTTAGAGCAAAACTTTCTTTCTTGAACAAAAATTTCTTTTGAAGATAATTTGTTCAAGCACCACAGGACGACCTCCGAACCTTCAAGAATCGGAAAATTCTTATCATTTTCTCCGTAAATATCGTCTTCCCGCTTAAAGCCTTCTCCCGTCATCATCCAGTTAAAATCTATTTTTAAAAAATTAGAGATAAGTCTATGATATTTTGATTCTTTTATAACATTTCTTTCAATCTTTGATAAAATAGCGCCGGGCATTGGAATATTTTTTGCAAGTTGCGCTTGGCTCATTCTTTGAACAAATCTTGCCTCGCGTATTCTTTCACCTGGTGTTGTCATTTTTGAAAATCCTCCTCATTTTTAACCCATCAATTAATAATTGACAATTTCCGCAATGTTATGCGTTTTTGAATAAAATAGCAATTTAAGCTCAATTCATATTTGAATTGACAATGGTATCTTTTAAGAATATTATTTTCGGATGAGCCCATCCGAAGCTTTCAAAAAAGCTATAAAGCTACTTAAGGGTCAAAACCAGGCATCAAAGATAATCGGCCGCTCACAACCCACCATCAGCAGAATGCTTTCGAAAGGAAAGCCCGCAAGGCCAGAGGATTGCCAGGTCATAGAAGCGGCGACGCGGGGAAGGGTTACGCGTTACCAGTTACGTCCGGATATTTTCGGTAAAAAGCCTCGTAAAGCCTAGTTTTATAGAAAAAACAGTTCCCTCGTGAAGGGTGTAATTTTTCGCGCTAAATTTGGAGCAGTAAATGAACAAAACGGAAGAGAAAGAAAAGATAGTTTTAAAATACCTAGACGACTTCATCGAAGCAAACCCCGATAAGAGGTTAATCCCCATGCTTTGGCCGGATTGGAATGTTTTTTTCTGGTGGCACCATAAATTTTTCAAGAAAAACCCTACCCAGGACGCCTCTAAGGCCATTACACCTAACGGTATTCTTAAGTACAAGGGGCGCCAGATATGCCCTACAGGGAAAAGGGATAAAATAAATGGCTCATAAGCCCTACATGCCTTTTTACATTTCAGATTATATGGCTGATACCTCACATTTAAGTGGAGAAGACCACGGGTACTACCTATTGATGATCATGGCCTACTGGCAATCCGAAAAACCGTTGCCTAACGATGCTCGTCAGCTTTCGCAAATTTGTAAAACTTCTATCCACAAATTTAAAAAATTTTTTCAAAAAGCTGAGAGTTTTTTTTACAAAAAAGATGAAAAATTTTTGCATCATAAAAGGATAGAAAAAGAACTTGCCGAATATCGCCGCGCGCTAGATGTAGCGCGGGAAAAGGGGAAAAACGGGGCAAATAAAAGGTGGTCAAAAAAGGATGCCACAGCTATGCCTGGGCTAATGCCCAAGCAATGCCCAAGCAATGCCCAAGCAATGCCTAACGATAGCTATACAGATACATATACATATAAACAAGAGGTTATAGATAACAAACCAACAACTACCACTGTAGTGGGTAAGCGAAAGTTTTTTGTTGATTTGTTGGAGAAGTATTTTTCTTCTGATCAGATCATTTCGATGCTGAGGTCAGCCACAGGGCAGTCGATGCTGACAGCGTGGGTGGAGGCGGACGTCCCCGAAAAGGCTGTTACCTCTGTTCTTGATGACTGGCTGGCGACAGGGCAGCCGTTAAACAGCCCTGCGTATTATCGGCTCCAAATCTTGAATCACGGTAAAACGCCCATTAAGGCACCTAGGAGGCGAGTTGAGGAGACCCCCGAACAATATGAGGCCAGGATAAAGATAAAGGCACAGGAGGCCACAGAGGCGACTTTAAAGGCCATTGCAGATATGGAGAGAGAGGAGGAGAGGGAAAGATGCAGAGAGAGGAGCTAGCGGAACTTGCGATTTTCATCGAAAGGTTCGTGAAGGAAAATTACTTTCGAGATATCGAAAACTGGCAGGTATCGGCTTTTCAGAAAAAGCTCAGAGACTATGAACTTTCGGAGGTCAAGAAAGCCTTTGAGAAGCATATCTTGAACCCGAAGAAAAAGGATTTTATGCCTAACCCTCAAAACATCGCTAGTGAGATAGGGGGTAGTGAAAAGCAAAAAAGTGAGGGGACATACGCCTGTGGTTTTAAGATGGCAGGCATACCATGCGGAAGAAAATATGACTTTGGGTTCCAGCGGAAAGACGGGAGTTATTCTTATCTTTGTGAGCAGCATTACGAAGAGGTAAGGGAGAAAAGTGATATTGAGCTTGAGATGCTTAGGCGAGCGAAAGAGATGTCGAAACAGGCAAAAATGGCGGGAATGACAAACAGAGAGTATGCCGAAGCAACCGGATTTGTAAAAAGCTTTGAAGCTATTCGGCAAGCAGCGGATAAAAAGCATAAAAGTAAATGATTTCTAACAGAGGAGAAGTGCATGAGTTCAGCAAGTAACAGTAACAGCGGTATCGGGTTTTTGGGTTGTTTATTTTTGATTTTCCTGGTTCTGAAGTTGACCGGAGTTATAGCCTGGTCATGGTGGTGGGTTACCGCTCCACTTTGGGGATGCGCAGCTTTAGCGATAATCGCTTGTATTTTTTTGATTGTTTTGGAGTTTAGGAAATGAGCGAGAATATAAATTATAGGTACGTAGTCAGCATTCCAGATTTTTATAGCCAGAAAAGCACGCTTATTGCAGATTGCAGAAGTAAAGAATCTGCCGCTGAATTTTGTGGGGAATGGCTTAAAAAAATAATCTTGGAAGGATTTGGAAAAGAAGGAGAAGAAAATAAAAAAACCGCAGGGGGTAATTTTACCATTCTGGTGGATGCTGTAGATGAAATAAAGGAGCTGAAGGGGAATAAGACGTGAAAAATAAAGATATTTTCAACTTAAACGATATAAGCGATTTAAGCTCAACGACTAGAAAATATTTGAATAAACATCGTTTACATTCTGGATGCTCAAATATTCTTAATCTTTTTGATATAAAGGAAACATTGTCACTCGATGAGATTATCGTTGGGCTATACAGATTATATAAAATGGAGAAATCAAGAAGCTGGTTAGCGAGTACGTTATACAGCCTATCTGCAAGAGGATTAATTAAAAAAGATGGGAAAAAATATACGAGGATTAAAAAATGAGCGAGAAAAAGTTCTGGTGCATCATGGTGCCTGTGATTGTGGTTGTGCTTATTCTTTTCGCGGGAAGTCTTTCGCATGGAAGTAAGGTTGAGAATCTGGAAAAGGTGGAGACAAATAAATGAACGCATTGGCAGGTTTTTGGATTTTTTTAGGGTTGGTTTTTATTGGAATGGTGCTGCATGATTCACCCATCGCTACTCATGAAAAAACAAAAAACTGCGTATGCGAGGCGAGGAAATGAATAAATGTGATTTTTGTGAGTTAAGAAATGCAGATAAAGTAAAGTCATGGGCTAAAAGTAATTCGCGAAAAAAAGAATTTATATTTTGCGGAAAGCCGGAGTGTTACGAAAAAGCAAGATATGCTTGTAAGATAATGTATAAAACTGCATTAAAAAAGGAGGCTGAAGAAATGAAAGGTTACCAGTGCTTTAAGTGTGGTTCTAATTATACTGTTGGCATTATCCTTTTTGGAAATGGAGAATCTAATCAGATTTGCCAAAAATGCTGGGAACATCCGTTTAAGAGTAATAAAGAAGATTCTGAAGGCTGGATTTGGCCGATGAGGCAGTTGCCGGATGTGAAGCAGAAGGTTGAGGTTAAAAGATTAGGCTTCAATAGAAATTTTAAAGCAATTTTTGAGGGTGAGCTTTTTGTTGAAGAAGGGAGCGAGGACAAGGTAGTAGAAGACGTCATCGCATGGCGGCCGCGGAGGGAGGAGAAGCTTGTAAATTCCCCTATTTGCCCAGAGTGTCATAAACCATTTTATAGAAATCCAATTGGCGCAATGGGTCTTATCAGCAAAAGCATGTACTGTGACAAATGTACAGAAGGTTTTCAAAATCCTAAACCAGAAGAACGCAGGCCAGACTTCAGTAAGCTGAGGGAGGGGGATTTTATAATGATCACTTATTGTGACAGCAAAGAATTGCATTCTTTATTTTTTCATGGGCAAGATAAATTAACGATAGTAGGAGCTAACTATAAAGCTTCTCTGCAAAACGGTTATATGTATTTTTATAAGCATGAAATCAAAAAAATAATCCGCATTAATATTGATTCTGAAAAAATTATACATTTAACAGATTCAATTAAGTATTGCATAGTAGAGGAGATTTAGCGTGAGCGAAATTAAGTTTTGCAAGGATTGTAAGTATTCTGCTGGAGAATTTATATCCGAAGGTTCTTATTGTGGTTACCCGATTTATAGAAGTAAAGTAACTGGGAAATTAGATACTCTTTGCTTATCTGCTAGACAAAATAATTGGATTGATAAAAAGTTTCAGTGCGGTACAGAAGCAAAGTACTTTGAGCCGAAGGATAAAAAGTAATGGATATATATGAATTTAAAGACGATGGAGTTTTCAAATTTTCTATTTCGTTTCATCTTATGAAAGAATCTGTAGAGGCTTTTGATTTATTTATTAAAAAGATTGAAGAAATAAAAAAATCAGATAAATTTGATTCTTTTTTATCGCCACCTATTTGCGATCCTTTTCCATCTAAATTAAGTGAATATGATGGATGCGTTTATGTAAATACTTTTTCTGAAAAACTTTTTAGTCCTGGAAATTTTCTTTTTTCTTTAACGGTATGGTGGAAGGAGAAAGAAGGTGAAAGATAGGTCTTATTCTATTGATTTAAATGACGATGAAATAACTGGATGGTTCTCTGAAAACGAATATATAGTTGCGAAAAACGTAGACTGGAATGTTGAGATAACGATAAAAAGCGATGAATCATCGACATTACATAAGTCTGTTGTTCTTTTAGATAAAAAACAACTTATGGTGATGATTGAAGTGCTTTATCGAGCTTATTTCTCAATTCAAGATTAGGATTAGGAGAAGTTAGATGAATGATTTTATTGAACTGAATTACGATGATGATCTGGTTATGCTGAGGCCAGATAGAATAGAAAGCATTCGGCCATGGAATGATGGATTGACATATATCTGGATGTATAGCGGATATCATTATACTGTCAAAGAAACTCCACAAGAAATCCTCGCGAAGATCGAGGAGTGGAAAACAAAGAACGGATTTTATAGATGGGCAGGTGATGCGAATGAGTTGAGAAAACAGGTTGAAAAAAAAGTATTTGAAAAAAAGGAAAATCGACTTATCTGTTCACGTTGTGATTCCTCTCAAACTTCTTTGCTAGCGGCAGCCTGGACAGGTAGATGCGGAGCTTGTGGATATTATAACATTGGCTGGCATATTGGTGGTTAGATTGCCCCCAGCAGAAGAGCTGCATTATCAGATCATGGGGGAAGGTATAAAGGGGTTTTCGCGTGAGCACAGGTTTCACCCAAAAAGACGATGGCGATTCGATTTTGCCGACGTCAGGAAAATGGTCGCCATAGAGGTGGAAGGTGGCACATGGTCGAACGGAAGACACGTCAGGGGAGCGGGCTACGAGAGTGACTGCGTGAAGTATAACGAGGCTGCATTGATGGGATGGAAGGTTATAAGGGTTACGTCTACTATGGTGAGAGACGGCAGGGCGATTGATTTTATAAAGAGGAGTATTTGAAGTAAATGTATAGTCCGGTTAACGCGCATAAATTAAAGAGAGAAGCTCGCGAGTGGTACGATCTCGCTTTGAAAATCCTACAAACAAAAGCTACAAAAGTTGAAGTACCTGCCAAGTTTTATGATGAGTTCTTAGAGGCTATGAGTATAATGGAAAGGAAGAGTAGCAAAGAAAGTTTTCATATTGGGCGAAAGGTGGTGGTGAGGAAATGATGAAGTGGCTAAGGCAGTTGTTTTGTAGGCATAAAAAATATCCTCACAGTAGGTTTACCATTGATGGTGGTTCTATTTTGAGAGGACATGGAATAAAGGTTAGCCTTTATGAAAAAATTATTATGTGCACAAAATGCGGAAAGGTTTTTGATTGAGGAGATGATACATGAAGATGATTGTTAATTTAGAGCTTAGTTTTACTGATGGTTTATCCATAAAAAGCTATGCTTGTCGAGGTGAAGTTTATAATGGTGATCTTACAGAAACTGTTAAAATCATGGGCAAAAGTTTGGTTGATTTATATTTGAAGGAAGAAGCTATGTCAAAGAAGTTTATACAGAAAGCTGTAAAAAATATGGAAGAGAAAGGCACGAAAGGCGCGTTCACAGCTCAGGCCAAGAAGGATGGTGGCCTTAAAAAAGGAGGGGGCATAAAGACAAGTTTCATCGAGAAAGAGCTTAAGTCAAGCAATCCAAAGACACGCAAGAGAGCTGCTTTTGCTAAAGTTATGAAATCTATCGCGAAGGGGAAGTGATGCTTGACTTAAATGCCTATGCCAGCATAAAAATGAACTTTCTTCTGAGGATGGAAGAAATTAGATTTATTAAGAATTTTGCGGGCGCGTGGGGTATAAAGAATGGCAAAAAAGTTGGTAAGAATTTAGCCGGAGATTTGAACGACTTTATGAAATCAAAGTTTGGGAAAAACTGGGGAAAGATTCTCAGATCGACTACTGTTAACAACACCCCCTAAGCCTCTCACTGAAGCACAACTCTAGGGGGTTTTCTTTCGCTAAAATCCAAGATGAATTAAAAAAAGGACGGCAAATACGCCAACGCAGTAACCCGCAAACGCTTTCATATTGTCACCTATGAAACACGCGCCAAGCCAAAAAGCAAACATAATCAATGCAATTTTCATGTGATTATCTTATCAAAACAAAACAAACACACCTAATAATGTTGTAAGTTATTGATTTATATGATAAATTTTAACTTCCTGTACGGCAGGATTTTATAAATTGTCAAGAGATTTCTTAAAAAATGGCGGGAAAAGGTTCAGAAAAAACTCAGTTTAAGCCAGGCCAGTCTGGAAATCCTACAGGCAGGAAGCCTGCGAGTATCATTTTCAGAGAAGCTATTGGAGATGACGCTATCAAGAAGTTTGGGAAAGCACTGAAGGCGATGGCAGAGAAGGGAGATATCCGCGCTGCTGAGCTTATCATGGATAGAGTAGTGCCAAGGGCTAAGGAAGAGCCAATTGTGATACCTGGCTTTAATGAGGCGATTACGCTAGATGATAAGGCGTCGGTGATCATGAAAGCAGTTGCAGATGGGGAGATAAATCCCACTCAGGGAGAGAAGCTTATTAATTCTCTAGCGGCTCGCATTAAGATTCTTGAATCAAGCGTATTGATCGAGCAGATAGAAGCGCTGAAGAAAGCTGTATATGGGGAGAATAAAGGATGACAGAGTCTTTTCTATCCGAATGGCTGTACTTTGTCTTCATCATCAAGGGCAACAGAAAGCAAATCAATACAGCTTTATCATTGGAAAACGCAGAAAGAACCAAAGAAATAATGAAGAAGTATGGCAATGATGCATACATAGCTTATGGACTCAAGGAAACCTCAAAGAACGAGGTATCTTTCTTATTCAAAGAGGGTAAATACGATCTTGATAGCCTTTTGATGGTTATTGGTATTGAGCCTTTCAAGTTATGGGTGGCAAAGTCATTTAAAACAACGATAGACAAGGTGAAGATAGATGCGGCGGACTAAGTCAGTGACAGAGGGTATTGCTTCTAAAGCAAATTACTCGCCTGTTTATTCAGATACTCAATCACCAGCGGGCTATGAGGCATATAAAAGCCAGCGATCAAGTAAAGGAAAGAATGTAAAGGTAAAGAAAAAGGAAAACCCAAATTACAGTGCAAGTATGTCGTTCGGCCAAGGAAGCACTGTTAAGCCTGCAAAAGCAAAATCATATAAGAAAAAATAGTGCACGCACAATTACTGAAAGAAGTAAGTGCACTCAAAAGAACGGTAGAAAGAAAAACAGTTCAAAATATCCAATTCGATGGATATTCCTTCGAAGTTGATGACCCCGCAGATGAAAAGAAGAAGAAGACATATGTCCCCTCTCAAACAGCATTAGATTTCCATAGCGACGATTCTTTAGTTCGTGTTATTCGTGGGCCTTTTGGTTCCGGTAAATCAACCATGTGTGCCGCTGAGATTGTCAGAAGGGCTTGCTTAATGCCCGCGTGGTTCCAGGGTCGCAGGCGTAGCAAATGGGCGATTATTCGAAATACGAGCGGTGAGTTAGAAACGACAACGCTAGAGACGTGGATGAATTGGTTTGGTGTACTTGGTTCAGTAAACAGAAGATCAAAACCTGTTTTAACAATAGAGCATTCATTTAATGATGGAAATGGCATTGTCGACATCAAGTTATTGTTTCTTGCTTTAGATAATGAAAAAGATTTAAGAAAAGTAAGGTCTCTTGAGGTAACTGGAGTATATATAAATGAAATTTCAGAAACGCCAAGTGGTATCTTAGGAAATCTTCAGGGAAGAATTAATCGTTATCCGGCCAAAGATATTTGTAAGTATTGGTCAGGTATTATTGCTGACGCAAATCCTCCAGATACTGATCATTGGCTTTACAAAGCTTTCGAAGTGAATAGGCCAGAAGAATATGCGATATTTTCTCAACCTCCTGGGTTGATAAAAGATGAAAATGAGAAATGGGTAAATAATCCTGAAGCTGAAAACATCGATCATGTCGGCCATGACTACTATCCTAAGCTCGCGGTAGGGCAAACACAGGAGTTCATTAAGGTATTTTGTCTAGGGCAATACGGGTCAGTAATCCACGGTAAAAAAGTTTATCCAGAATATAACGATGACATTCACTCAAGAGATGTGGTTAATCCAGTGGAGGGTCTGCCATTATTGTTAGGATTTGACTTTGGTTTAACGCCTGCGTGTGTGGTTGCCCAACATTTACCCTCAGGACAATTGAGAATATTACATGAGTTCTGCGGTTTTGATATTGGGCTTCGAGAATTTCTATCCTCTACTGTAATTCCTGGCCTTAATGAGCATTTCTTTGGTTATGAGATAGAAATAGCCATTCCTGACCCATCCGGCAAGAAGGGTGTAGACACTGACAAAGAGACATGCTTTGAGATATTAGAAGCGAACGGATTTAAAACAGTCGAGGTAACCAATGATTTAATTCCTCGACTTGAATCTGTTCGCTATTTTCTTAACAAAATGGTGAGCGGTGAGCCTGCAATTCTTGTTTCTAGGCGAGGATGTCCGTTGCTTCGTAAGGGATGGTTGGGTGATTACAAATATCGTCGCATGCGTGTACTAGGAGAAGAAAGGTATCAAGATAAACCAGATAAAAATAGCGCAAGTCATCCGCAGGATGCGGTTCAATATATTGCGGTCTATTTAGTCCTTCCTTTGCTTACAGCCAAAAAACAAGCCGATCTTTCCGCTTTTTACTCGCCAACGATAAGTGTATTATAGATAAGTTGTTGATTTATATAGAGTTTTGTATAATGCCTCCTTGACAGTAAGGAGCCATTATGCTTGAACCCTATGCCGATGAAATGCCAGCTGAGTCAACAATCAAGAGCATTGAAAAACAGCGATTAGAAATGCTTGAAGATATCTCGCAGGATGAGGGCGATATTATTCGTGAAGCCGCGGAGTGCGGGGCAAGATGGGATGGCTATTTTAGCGAGAACAACAACATAGGCCGAGAATATCTTGAGTTCTTGGTGAGAGAACAATGGAACCCAACGGACAAGCAAGAATTTAGCAGAACAAAGAAACCTGGCTTAACGTTCAACATGCTTTATGACATGGTTCGTAAGATCATGGGTGAGCAGCGTCAAAATACGCCAAGCCTTGTTGTAAGAAGCAAAAGCGGAAAAGCAGATCAAAAATCAATTAATCTTCATACAGATATTCTTCAGTCCATAGCCTATAACTCTCGTACAGAGCTTGTTTATCAGCAAGCTTTTGCGCAATCAATGGGGTTTGGATATGGAGTATTTGAAGTTGTTACAGATTACGAAGACCCGTATAGCTTTAATCAGAAAGTTATTTATCGCGCGGTAGAAAGTCCAACCATGTGTTTCTTTGACTCATCGGCAAAAGAGCCAACAAAGTTTGACGGCAATTTTTATGGCCGATATTACACGATGTCTAAAAGAGAGTATGCGCAGCGGTACCCTAATGACCCCAATCCCATGTCTTTTAATATCCCTGATTACACGGGACTTCAGATAAGCCGCAAAGATACGATAGTGGTGTGTGAATTTCAGCGTAAAGAATATTTCCCGATAAAACTTTATCGTTTAAGTAGTGGGGAAGATATTACAAAAGATGAGTGGAATTATCTAGTCAAAAGGTACAAAGAAAAAATGCGTAATTGGCCTTCTTATATGCCTCAGCCTGGTTTACCGGAAATACACGCAGAAAGAGATAGCTATGGATACAAAATAAAGAATTACCGGATGAATGCCTCTAAAGTTTTAGAAGTTTGCGACTGGCCTTCTAAGTATATCAGTGGTGTTTTTGTTGATGGGGATTCTTGGTTTATTGATGGCAAGCAAATGACAAAGCCATTTATCTATCACGCAAAAGACGCGCAGAAGTTTGTTAATTATCTTGGCAGTGAAACGGCTTCACAAATAAAAAATGCCCGACGTGAAGTATGGATGGGTACACCTGAAAACATGGAAGGAGATGATATCCGTCGAATGTGGATGAACCCGGAGACGCAGCAAGGCATTCTGCTGGCAAAAAGAGACAGAAAAGGGGAATTACCTCAGCGTCAGCCTCCTTATGAAATACCACAATCACTACTATTGCACCGACAAAATAGTGTTGAAGACTTAAAGCGTATCGTTGGTTTTTATGACGCTAATCTTGGGGTTGGAGGAAGTGATGCATCCGGTAGAGCTATTAGAGCCAGTGCTATGCAAGGAAATGCAAGTCCAGCCATTTATAACGACAATCTAGGCCGGGCAATAGAGCAAGGTGGACGAATTGCTCTAGATTTGTTGCCAACTATTATGGACACAGAGCGAGACATTACGGTACGTACACAAGACGGTAAAGACAAGTATTTAAAAATAAATAAGAAACTTCCAAATGGGGATGTATTTAACAGGATTGATACATCTGATATGGATATTGAAGTGAACAGTGGCCCAAGTTTTGCGATGCAGAAAGCAGAAGCGGTCGATCTGCTCATTAAAGTATTGCAGATACCGCCTCAATCTCCTGTGTTCCCTCTTGTCATTGATATCATCGCTAAGAATATTGACCTTCAGTACACGCCACAATTAGTTGAGCGTCTTGAAACGCTTGTTCCTCCTCAGATTATTGCTAAAGAAAAAGGATTGCCTCCCCCGCCACCACAGCCAGACCCTCAAGCTCAGATGATGCAGCAAATGATGGCAGCACAAGAAAAGCAACTCCAAATGCAGATGGCTGAGAAATCACAGGAATTTGCCATCAAGCAAGAGCAAAACGACATTAAGCGCGGTGAATTGATGCTTAAGGTCGAGGAGCTTAGACAGGAAGCGATGAATATGTCTCAACGCAGTCAAGCGGAGCAAGTCAAATCTGCAAATGATTTTTCTATACAGCTCATGAAGCTGTTAGCTGATATCGAGAAGACATACGCTAAACCATCAAGTTCTACGTAGAACATTTATTCATATAAATCAATAAGTTATGTTGACATAATTGCTTTGTTTATATATATTTCAAGTGGTTACAGAAAATTCATTGGCTTAATGGGTATTCTGGAAGGTATAACGCAGCCTTAGTACAAATGCGGGGCGAACGTACCGCCATAATTTACGGGGATTAGAACAGTCCTTTTTTTTGTTCAGAAAGCCGAGGTGTTTATGCAAGATGATGCAGTTGTTACGCAGTCAGAAGAGACTGTAAAAACAGATGCGGTCGATGGTGTTTTGCCTGAAGAAGGTAACGCCGGAGAGCAAAAAGAGGATGGGATTAGTCCCCAACCAAAAGAAGGTGAATTACCGGATGACTTTAAGGGTCGACTGGCAAGAGAGAAAAAGCGTCACGATAGAGAGATAGCTGACCTTAAGCGGCAAAACGATCAAATGCTTCAGATGATGCAGATGATGCAAGCTCAAGGACAAACTCCGTCGCAACCTGCTTCTCAACCAGCGCCTCAAGAAGGTTCTTCGCAGGATGTCGATAAGATTGTTGAACAAAAGCTTTATTCGATGCTTCATCAAGTGAAGGAGCAGAACAAAGAAGCTGAAGTTCAAAAGAAATATTCAGACATGATGCAGAAGGTCAAAGAAGCCGACGATATTTATCCTGATTTTGACGAAGTCGTAAGGGCAGATACTACTTTACCTTTTACGAATGATCTTCTTAGAAAGATTTCTTTGTCTGTCCCAGACTCTGTAAATCCCGCAGATGTTTTATACATGTTAGCTAAAGACCGTAGCCGCTTAAATCAAATTGCAATGACTCATCCCGACTTTCAAGCAGGAGAAATTGCGAAGATTTCAGCGGAAATTATGGCAAACAAGAGAGCTGCGAAAAAAGAAACATCAGCACCACCTCCTTTGTCGCCATTAAATACAAATCCCGCTGGTAGTCCGTCGCGCATTAACCCTAATGCAACGGTAGACGACTTGAGGAAGCTTTTACGAGATAAGTAAGAGCTTAATTTAAAGCTCCGTTGCAAAAAATAAACCTTATTGCATCGGAGTATTAAATGGCAAACGTCTTTCAAAATACCACGCTAGTTGCTAAAACAGCATTGGCGATGTTCGAAAATAACTTTCCTTACGCAATGCTTTCTAATCGAGGGTATCAAGGAGAGTTTTTACAAGGCCCCTACCAAAAGGGTGATACAGTCACGATTCGTCGACAGAATTTCTTTGATGGTGGTGAAGGTGCAACTATTACCCCTGAAGATATCACGGAAACTGTAGAACAATTAACAATTGAAAAACAATTCTGGCAAGCTGTTTCTGTTACTTCAAGAGAGTTAACTTTAAATCTTGAGGATTTTGGTCAAGAAGTTCTTAAGCCTGCTATTCAAAAGATTGTTTCTGATTGTGAAACTTACATATCAAACAAAGCAAAAACTGATTTGTATTTTCACTGCGGTTCAGCAACAGCCGATTTAAATTCATACTCAAGCGTTAGCCAAGCAGGCGTTAGGTTGTTGGAGCAGGGTGTTAATTTAACAGACAATGCTTATTTTGCATCGACTGTTAAAGATGCTGATGCTGTAAAGGCTGCGGCACTTGCACAATTTACACCTGTTATAAACGACCAAATTTATAAGACTGCTGCAGTTGGGCACATATCTTATTTTGACATGTTTTGGTCGCAATCTATTGCGCAGCAAACGGCAGGTGTTGGCCCCACAACTTATCCCAGCGATACATTAACTGTAAACGGTGCGGTTTCATCTGGGAATACGATTGTTTTAGCAGGAGCAACAGCATCTCAAACTGGTTACTTTAAGGCGGGAGACGTTATCAGTATAGCGAACGTTTACAACCTCAATCCTGTTAACAAGCAATCTACTGGTAGAAATGCGCAGTTTGTAATTTTGGCTGACGCTAACTCCAGTGCCGGTGGAGCGGTAACAATTACTGTAGCTCCAGATATTATTGTGACTGGTTCCTCAAGGAACGTTTCTGGCGCAATCCCTAACGGTGCAGCTGTTACTGTTAATAAATCCCATAACGTGAACGTAGCATTTAATCGTCGTTCGTTAGATGTGATTTGTCCTCCAATTAAAAAGCTGCAAGTCCCTTACTGTGAGGTTGTTACTGATGAAAAAACTGGGCTTTCTATTCGTATAGCGATGCTTGGTGACATTATCAATGACAAAAACATTATTCGTTTAGATACGTTGATTGGTGCTAAGTGGCATCCGCAGTATGCAACGCGTGTTTTATCGAGAATTGGTGGTGCATGATCAATTGCATTTATCACCCAGTGTTAGAGGTTCGTGTTGTCGATAACGACACATACGAGCAAATGTTAAATAGCGGGGAGTGGTTTGCCACTCCTCGTGAAGCGAATGAAGCGAGGGCAAAAAATGAAGCAAGCACAAGGCAAGACAAATGTGAATCTGGGGAAAACATCAAATCCGAAGCCATCAGCGGAGGAGATGAAATGGAATGCAAACCAGTCGAACACCGAAGAGTTCGTAAGCTCGCTAGCAAAAAAGCTAGTTAAAGGTGCAGACCCTGTTTTTAAAGCGGACTAATAGCAAATGCCGCAGGAAGAGAGAACAGTCAACGAGCTAATCACAATGGCTTTATATCAAGCCAATGTATTTGCTGTGGGTGAAGATATTGATAGCTATGCACAACAAACAGGGCTTGAGATATTAAACCAATTGATTGATTCTTTTTCTGCGGCAGGTGTTTATATTCCTTTTAGTACTCAAATTGATTTTAACATGGTAATAAACCAGGATATTTACACTATCTCTGACATTACCGATTCGGATATAAACAGGGATAGGCTATCTGAAATTACGTATGCTTCATTCTTATTATCAGGACAAATGCCTACGCCGATAAGGGTCATTGATGATGCCAGTTATTTTAATGATTTAAGATTAAATAGCATGGCAACCATGCCTGCCTATGTTTTTCTTGATAACAATCCCTTGGAAAGTCGAATTATTTTTTATCCTAAGCCAGACCAGGCTTATCCAATCACATTAATAACGAAGAGCTTTTTAAATAAATTGGGGCTATTCAACATAATTACTCAAGTGCCTATTTCTTTCCATCGTTTCTTCAGAATGCACCTCGTGAGGGAATTTGTAGATTTTTATCCTTCTGTCAAATGGACGCAGAAGATGGAGGATGATTATAAGGATGCAAGAAGCTTAATCATTGGCGTTGATGTCAATATGACATTAGAGCCATCTACTATATTAGAGAAAAATGCACCTTTAATTTACCCTGCCATATTGAGCTCGACATGAGAAGGGACTTTAATATTGTTGGAAGTTTCGGCGCAGAAAGGATTACAAACATAAATCCAGAGCGCACTATTAATCTATTTGAATTTTTAGTGCCGCAGGGAAAGAAAAAGAAAATGTTACTGCCAACTTCAGGGCTTAATTTAAAAGTAGACCTTGATATACCAGATGGTGGATTTAGAAGCGCATTTATATTTAAAGGCATTTTTTATTTTGTCGTCAAAAATACTGTATATCAAATGGATTCCCTTTTTGTTACCTCTACCCTTGGCACGATAGATACAGATGAAGGTTATATTGGCGTTGATGCAAATGAATTTGAGGTTATGTGGGCTGATGGAGACAAAGGGTATATTTGGAATAGCAATACGACAACATTTGCCCCAATTACGGCGCCTGGATTTCCGACAAACCCTGTAGATGTCACTTTCCTTGATGGTTTTTTTATAGTAGGTCAAGGAGAATCAAATCAATTCAATATTTCTGCGCCTAATGATGGTATGACATGGGATGCATTAGATTTTGCCTTAATTAATACCCATCCTGGAACAATTGTAGGATTAAGGACGCTTCATCGTAGATTATTTATTTTCAGTCAGTTTTTTACTGAGGTTTGGGAAAATGCAGGTCAAGCTGATTTCCCACTGAGAAGAAATAACAGCTTATTAATGGAAGTAGGGACGCCTGCGGTAGGAAGCATTAACGTTAACTTCGATCTAATGTTTTTTTTGTCGCAAGCAAGAGATGGCCTCGGGAGTATCATGATGGTTCGAGGCACGCAGCCTATTCCCGTCAGCAACCAGGCACTTGATTATCAATTGCAAACCTACAATAACCCTTCTGACTGCAGAGGGATTTTGTACAAAGATAATGGATTGATTTTTTATCGTTTAAATTTTACCGAAGATGATGTTACCTGGGTTTATAACGCCACACAGAGTTCCCCTCAATATCCTATGTGGCACGAAGAGCAGATGCTTGATGGTTCTCGGCATGTCGCGCAAGTTCATGGTTATTTCAATGAAAGAAATTACTTTGGCAGTTATTCAGAAGGCATTCTTTATGAAGTAAGTGATGCTTTTCTTGATAACGCTGGAGAAGCGATAAAAAGATTAAGGATAACGGCTCCATTTCTTGAGGATACTTACAACTTCAAGCAAGTGGATAGAATCCAATTGGATTTACAGCAAGGCTTTGTTAATCCTAATGAGCCAGATTCTCATCCTGATGTATTCATGTTTATTTCAAGAAATGATGGCATCTCGTATGGGAACGGGTTAACTGCATCTATGGGAAAAATCGGTGAATTTCTAAAAAGAACTATCTGGAGAAAACTAGGAAGAGCTAAAAACTTTATCTTTAGATTTGAATTTTATAGCAAAGTGAAATTTGTAATTTTAGGTGGTGAAATTGATTTTACGGTATTGGAGCAATAATGGCGCGCGCATTCGATTCTCCACCTGTTAATGATCAATTTGTAGATAAAGACGGCTATTTAACGCCTTTATGGAGAGATTGGTTTGCCACTCAATATCAAACATTAATTACTTATTTAACGCCGTCTGGTGTGATTTTGCCGCCAAATACAACGGCACAAAGAGACAAGATTATTACGCCTCAGAATGGGTCAATGATTCAGAACATAACGACCGGTGAACCTGATATTTATTTGGGTTCCTGGAAAGAAATACAGCATACGTGAGGTTAATTTATGGCTTATGATTTCGGTAAAATCGCAAGCGGTGGCGCGCAAGGAATTGGTAGCGCACTTAATTATTTTATGAGTGACCCGTCAAAACCATATCAAGATGCCTCAGCGCAATTAGACAAATATTACGGGCAAGCGCAGGATGCTTTAAGCCCTTATATGAATGCTGGGCAAAATGCGTTGGGTAATTATCAAAACGCATTATCTCCAATGTCTAATTCACCACAATTTATCAATAACATTCTTAATCAATACCAAGAATCGCCATGGGCTAAATTTCAACAACAGTATGGAATGAAGGCGATGCAAAATGCTGCATCAGCTGGAGGAATGCAAGGAAGTGGTGCGCAGTGGAAAGCGGCAGCAGATTATTCCCAGGGTATTTCATCGAGGGACATGCAGCAGTGGTTGCAAAATAATTTAGGTGTTAATGATAGGTATTTATCTGGTCAACAAGACATATCTCACATGGGTTTTGGCGGTGCTCAATCGCTTGCTCAGCTTCTAGGTCAGCTTGGACAAGCGCAAGCAGGGATGGCCTATGGCGCAGGACAAGCACAAAACCAAGGCACAACAGATATGCTTGGAGGGGTAATTGGTGGCGGTCTTGATATCGCCAAAGGACTAGGGTGGCTTTAACCTATGCAAATACCATTACCGCAAGCGCCTCAAAATAGACCTTTCCTAGATGTGTTTTCGCAAGCTGCAATGCTGCCAAAGCAGTTAACCGCTGCTGACCTTAAAAACGCATTATCACAAATAGACGTGCAATATGCGCCACAACAATATCAAGCTGAGATTGGTTTAAAGAATGCGCAAGCGAGTGAATTTCCTTCAAAGATTCAATTAAACAAAGCTCAAGCGGCTCATTATCCTTTTTTGAATATGCTAAATGCAGCTCAGGCAAATTTAACAAAAGCGCAAATGGCTGAATATAGCCCAGAAATGATCGAGCTTTCAAAAAGAGCCAAGATAGCTCAAATGAATTATCAAATGGCGCTCACAAATTCTATGCCCTTACGTTATACGACGAACATGGGAAAAGAATTAATGGAGCAAAAGAATGTAGAAGGTGGCTTATCCCCAACAGGCTTGCCATGGGGTGTAGGGCAACAAAATGTTTTATACAATCCTGCAACTGACCAACAACCTATAAATTCACTGAATGCACCACAACAAATGCAGGCGCCGAATGCGCAGAACCTTCTTTCACAAATTGGGACGCCTGGATTAGCAAATACTCCAACAAATTTTAATTCTTTAGCGCAGGCACCTTATAACCAGCAACCATATCAAGCTCCAACTCTCGCACCTCCTGGCGGTAAGTCTCCGCAAGATATTTCAAACCAGTATTCTTTGAAAACATTAAAAGAAACTACTGACACGAAGGCAAGAGAAAGAAACCTTTTCGCTACAAATATTGAAAAAACAATCGGGTTTATAAAGCCTGAAATATTAGCCTCTTATTCTGGGGTAAAAGGAAAGCTTAAGTTTGAGAAAGACAGATTAAACGCAACAATGGGTGAAGTATCTCCTGAGTACATGGAGTACAACAATATGATTCACACAACAATTCCATTGCTTAGTGAGCAGGTTAGACAGTTTTATGGCGCATCCATTCAGCCATCAATGATAGAAAAGTTAGAGCAGTTTGGTAGACCTGATTTCTGGTTAACTAATCCAGATGTCGCACTATCGCAATTCAAATCATTCGAGAAAATTCTAGAAGCTGAAATGGACACATACCGTGATGCCCTTAAGACGCCAAACGTATATAAAAGTGAAGGACAAGGCCACGGGAAATCTTCTGGTACTGTGACGATTGAGCTTCCGGATGGGTCAAGAGGAACGATACCTTCAAGCCAAGCCAATGAAGCCGTGAAGCGCGGCTATAAGGTGGTTCAATAATGACTTACGACCTATCTGGCCTAGATTTTAAACCGATAAAGCAAAATAAATCTTTTGATTTATCTGGTTTAGATTTTAAGCCAATTGAGAATGCGCAGGCGATGTCTAATCAGCCTCCGACTCAAGCTGCTATGCAACCCGCTCAAGGTGGTTTCATGGGTGGAGTAGATAAATTTAATCGCGCTGTTGAACGCACAGGCATACCGGATTTTGCCACAGGATTTTTCCAGGGCGGTCAAAATGCGCTAGCCAATACACTTAATTTTATTTCGCAGGTAACAGGCAATAAAGATTTCCAGGGTAATCCTATACGATTTCCGAAGGCAGATTATGGTCGTCATGGGACGGCGGCTGGAATGGGGGATATAGTAGGTGCTGGCGCAAACTACTTATTTCCTGGTGCTGTTGCAAAAGTTCTTCCAAATGTAGGGAAAATTGGCGCAGGGGTTGATGCTGCAATTTCCGCTTCCCCCAAAATAGCTGAGGGTATGGCTTCTGCGGGTAATGCGTTATCTGCTATTCCTGGTTATCAAAAAGCTGCGGCAGCCATAGGTTCTCCTATAGGTCAAAATGCAATAGGTGGCGGGTTATTTGGTGCAGCTCAATCCCCAGATAATAGACTTTTAGGCGGTACTTTAGGTGCCGGCGGTTCTCTTGCGTTTGACGCTATACCCATGGCTGGACGAGCAATTTTAAATCATTTTGCAAGACCTCGTGCCACACAGCAAGAAGCGCAGAATGTTTTAAACGCATTGCCTGCCAACTTAAGAGATGAAGTGCCTATTGGTGAATTAGTAAATTCTAGTCCATTGCGTAGCTTTCAAACAAATGTATTAGGGAATACCCCCCTGAGCGGAATGTCTAAGCCCTACGAAATGCTTAATCAACATATTGGAAATGAAGGAAAGCAGATATATGAAGGATTGTTGGGTGGAAGGGACGCAAAAAATATTCCTCAAGAAGTTTACGGAGCGGTAAAGAAAAACTATGAAAATTTATCAAAAGAAACTAATGCAGCTTATACAAAATTCAGAGATGCTGCTGAAAATTCTGGCACGCCATTCAATCCATCAAAGATAAATGAATCTGCAAACAAAAAACTTTCAGAACTTCAAAAAGAGGTAGATATAAGCCCAGAATTAAAAGAAGATTATGGGAAAGCCATGAGTATGCTCAGTAATTTTTCTAAAACGAAAATATCTAATTTCAAGGAAGCTGAGGAATTTAGAAGATTAATAAATAAGAGGACATCAGACGCTTTAGAAAGAGAAGACTTTAATACTTACAGAACGTTAAAAGATATAAAGAAATCCTTTAATGATAGCTTGCAGGAAAGCGCTTCAGCTAATCCACAATTAAAATCACTTCTCTCTGAAGCTGATACTGCATACAAAAAGACAATTCCATTTGAGGAGGAGCTTACATCAAGTGGCGCAATTAATCCTACAGGATTTTATAGGCAATTAATTGGTGAAAAATCAGGAAAACCATTAAACCTTGATAATTTTCTTTCTTCTTACTTAAAAACAGGTAAAAACAAAGATTATGCAGACACACTTCAAAATCTTACCAACCTTCTTCCTGATGAAGCCTCTAAAAATCTTATTGCTGCAAATTATTTGAAAGATGCTGTAGGTAATGATGGAAAAGTAAACGTTGGCTTATTGATGAGAAATTACCAAAAATTAGGTGATAAGCAAAAAGAAATACTTTTTCCAGGCGTAAAAAATAAATTAGATAAATTAGAGACAATATCTAAAGCATACCCAGAACTATTCTCAATTGATTACAATCCAAAAACGGGGCATCAAGTAGGAAAGAGTATGGGGCTCGGTGGAATGGGCGTAGGTGCTGCCACGAATTTGCTGTATGGAAATGTCCCCGCTGCTATTGCCTCCGTCGCCTTACCACCTGCGCTTGGTTATCTCGGCAGAAAAGCAGTTACAAGTCCCGCTTTTAGAGATGCACTTCTCAGAAAAGAAATCACCCGAAATCCAGAAGCTAGAAACGCACTGAACGCGCTTTATCTTGGTTCTATTGCACAAACAGGAGGCCAATAATGGCAGTTAGTCAGGGCGCTACACCAAAATGGTTATTTACGGATAAGAACGGTGACCCATTAGCTGGTGGAAAAATGTATACGAAAAGGGATATTAACAGAAGCGAAAATAAACCTGTTTATGCCGACCCAGGGCAAACCATACCTTACGCAAACCCAGTGATTTTTGATAACAATGGGATGATGGGGCCATTTTATTGGTTAGAAGATGAGCCGTATTATTTAGATGTTAGAGATAGGAATGGTATTCCTCAATTTACTGTTGAGCACTATGTTCCTGAGGCGTCAGGAGGAAGCACTGTAAATGTTTTTAATATGACAAGGAACCTAATAAACAACGGTCAATTTTTTTATAACATCGGCGAGTCGGCCGAGCCTATTGGCGTTATAAGACTTCTTATCGCAAAGGGTGCAAGTGATCAGCTTTTGGATTCTGATATTTATTTTTCAAAAAGCAATACTGCTGTCACGGATAAATTGACATTTAACACGTTATCCCCAGGTGATTCTGGATATGAAGCTACTCCTTTGCAAGAATTAAATTATACATGTACAGCTGTAAATTCAGGCGCAGAAGTATTTAAGGGAGTTGAGTTTTATACAAAAAATGTTAGAAGCTTAGAAGGTTCTCCTGTTGTTATTTCATTTAGTGCGCATAGCCCATCTCTTTCTACTGTGGAAATAATATGTGTACAAAATTTTGGAACTGGAGGGTCTCCAAGCACGCAAGTTTTAACTAGTCTTGCTTCTCAAGTCCTTACAAATGTTAAAACTAGATATGATTTTTTAGTAACAATACCAAGTATCGGCGGAAAGGTTTTGGGTACAAATGGAAATGATTTCTTAATGATATCTTTACAATATCCATTAAATGCCATATGCGATATTTCATTTACAAATATGCAAATGATCGCAGGGAATAAACCTTCTCCTTATATTTATGAAACTCCAGACATGATCGCCCAAAGATTATTTAAACCAAAAACGGGAGATGTAAGGCTTAGCTTTAATTTAACGAATACAAATACTGAACTTGGCTGGGTTCCGATGAATGATGGAAGCATAGGAAATGCTTCTTCTGGCGCAACAACAAGAGCTAATGCAGATTGCTTCATGCTGTTTGTTCTTCTGTATAGAAATGTCATTGATGCGTGGGCACCAGTTTCAGGTGGAAGATCAGGTGATCCCGACGCTGATTTTGCCGCAGGAAAAACGATGACGCTTCCAAAAGCACTTGGAAGAACGATTGCAGGATTTGGTTCTGGTTCAGGTTTAACTGCTCGTGTACTGGGTCAGTCTCTCGGGGAAGAATCTCACGTGTTGAGTGTTGGTGAAATGCCATCTCATAACCATAGCGTACCATCGGGCGCTCAAACTGCTAATGCTCCCGTTGGGAATGGCTCTGATTTTCCTTTGTTTACAAATGGACAAACTACAGGGCTTAACGGAAGCAATCAGCCTCACAACAACATGCAGCCAACAACATTTATGAATGTATTAATTAAGCTTTAGGAGAATTTTATGCCATTAGAAAAAACACCTGTATTAACCGTATCGCCAGAAACAAAAGCAAGCCAATTAGGCGGTTTCGTAAAAAGCGGAGGAATCTCAACACTTGATGCTTATACGCTTATGGCTGATGGAACTATACAAACTTTTAAATGGGTTGGTGTAGGAACAGGTGGCGGCCATGTTGTTGTAGAGGGGGTTGATGGAAATCCTATTTATATCCCTGCATTACCAGCGGGCGCATGGAGACCAGTTTTAGGCAGAAGGATATTAACAGGTGCAACCATAAATGGTGTTGCAGTAACGACTACTGCGACCCTGGTAACAGTATACGGCGGTGAATAATGTTAGATGAAAGATTTTTCACAATTTGGAGTGTCGTAGATGAACAAAATGAAGGGCCTACACCTCCAGAGCAAAACGCGCTTATTCAAAATGATGGTGATTTTATTACGCAGACAGATGGGTCTCTTATTTTGATATTGGAGTGAATAATGGCGAATTTACCTATCTCAGGATTGCCTGCTGGAAGTCCAGCGGATGTAAATGTTTTGGCTCAAGAAGTGCCAGGCATTGCGACACAAAAAATAACTGAAGCTCAATTAAAGTCTTTTATACAAGCGGATTTAGGAAGTGCTGCATTTTTAGATGCAACACAAACTAATGTGCCTCTTGACGTTGTTCAGCGTGATTCAGACGGAAACATTGTCGCTTCAAACTTAACAGGGATTAATCACGGTGACCTAGTAACCGATAACGTTATTAACGTGCCAAACGCAACAGGCATGTCATTAACCGCGGGAAGTCTCTCTGACCCTCAGAAATTGCAGCTAACGCCAGCGGATGCGACAAATCCTGGGGTAGTGACTTCAGGAGCGCAGACTTTTGGGGGAGCAAAAGTATTTTCAGGTGGAGTATCGGGTGCTAATTTGTCTGGATTTAATCGCGGTGATCTAGTAACTGCGGATGTTTCAACGATTAATCCAAACTCCACGGGGATGTTCATGATGAATGGAAGCCTTAGTGACCCTCAGGAGCTACGCTTATGCGAGGCGCAAGGTTCATTTCCAGGAGTCATGACAGGAAACGCACAATCTTTTGATGGAAATAAAGAGTTTACAGGGGACATTACAGCCAATAATTTGAGTGGAACTAATCACGGTGATTTTACAACAAGCGCGGTTACCGCTTTTTCAAATTCTACGGGGTTCTCTCTAACAAATGGAAACAGTGTTACCCCTCAAAATATTGCTTTAGCGGCAGCTGATGGTTCAAATCCAGGAGCTTTAACGGCAATTGCTCAGACAATAGGTGGAGATAAGACATTTACTGGTTCAGTAATTATGACAACAACAACCGGAAGATTAAAGTTACCAGTGCTTACAACCACTCAAAGAAATGCTCTTACACCAGAGGAAGGAGACGTCATAGCAAATTCCACAACACATCAATGCGAATACTATAACGGCACAGCTTGGGTACTTTTGGGTTAAGGAGTTAAGGCATGGGAACAGTATATACAGCTGATACTTCAGGAAATGTAACCGCAGCCGGTAAAGTCACTAGCGCAACGGCGAAAATTACTTCATTAAACAGTGCTGGCGTAGCTCATACAGATTCAAGTGGAAACATTTCAACGAGTCTTATTGTCAATGCTGATGTATCAGGTTCATCAAATATTGATTTATCAAAAATAAATACGTCTCTATTGGGGAAAGGCTATGGTGGTGCATTAAGTGATAACGTTGATTTAACAAATCCATGTAGTAATTTTTTCTACCTTGTAAATAATACCGGAACAATAAAACTTCCAAGAATGGATGAAACAAATTCTTTATCATCACAACAAAATAGCAGGATTATATTTAATAATATTGCGTCAGGAAATTATACAATACAAGACTATTCTGGTGATTTTTTATTGACTATTCCTCCTGGCAAAACGTATGAATTCATACCCATAAGCAATACCAATAATCTTCCATCTGGGCAATGGGCATGGATAGACCTTTCATTTATATATTCATCAACGCCCCCGGTAAATGTAACAAATGGCGTTGTATCAATGCCTAAAGCGGATGCCTCAAATGATGGTTATTTAGACAACAATGATTGGATTGCATTCAATAATAAACAACCAGCAGGTAATTATATTACCGCATTGACTGGAGACGGAACCGCATCAGGGGCAGGAAGCGCTGCCCTTACCCTTTCAACGGTAAATTCAAATGTTGGTTCGTTTGGTTCTGCTTCTTCTGTTTCTTCTTTAACAGTAAATGCCAAAGGATTAATAACAGCAGCGAGCAATACTTCAATACAAATAGGAGAGTCCCAGGTTACAAATCTTGTTTCTGACCTTGCAGGTAAGCAGGCAACAGGTAACTACATTACTGCGCTCACCGGAGATGTAACGGCTACAGGGCCAGGTAGTGTTGCAGCAACCATTGCAAATAGTGCGGTAACAAATGCCAAGTTGGATAATATGGCTGCTCATACATTTAAAATGAACAGCACGGCTAGTTCTGCTGCGCCTTCAGACGCAAGCATAACAACTGTTTTATCTGAGCTTTCCCTTAACATTACAGCAAATCGTATACCCTATGGTAACGGTTCTAGTGGGTTAACTTCTAGCGCAAATTTAACATTTGATGGTACAGATATAACAAATTCTGCTGGCGGCATTAAATTGCAAACGACGGGAGGAACTCCGGCTGCTTTAAATTATTATGAAGTAGGAACATTTACGGTAAACTTTTCTGGAGTGGCAACAATCTCAAATAAGACCGTTAATTTTATAAGAAATGGAAAAGAGGTGAGATTATTCTTTTCTGGAAGCCAACCCGCTGCTGCGGCTGCTTCATTTTTCAATACCGGCTCCGGCGCAATACCGTCAAGACTAAGGCCAGCTACTGGTTTAGATTATGATGGCCAATGCTGGGTGATGGACAATAGCGCCTGGCAAACCACTCCAGGAAGAGCTATCGCATTATCAGATGGGACTATACAGATTTACAAATTAAATACGAGCACTAATTTTACGAATAGCGGAAATGCTGGGTTTGGAAACGTATATATGAACTATATTACATCATAGGAGAAAAACACTTTTAGCCCATGAAAGACTGTAAAGAGTGCGAAAAAATGGATGCTAGATTATCCCGAATGGAAGACGATTCTATTTCTATCAGAAACGAAATTCTTTTGCTTAGGAATAGGACGCACTCCTCAGAAAATAGCATTGCAAATAATCTTGTTATTACTACTGAAATACAAGCCAACATGAATTGGATTATAAAGAAGATAGATGACCTTGTTTCTGTCAAAGAGAAAATAAATTCCAGGCTTGATAGATTGAATGACGATATTGTTCATCAGCAAAGAAAAGAGCTTGAGGATGAAATAAAGGAAAATTCGGAAAAGCTTGGTAGAATAAAAAAGTTTATTTTATCAAACAAGTTTGTTTTATTTGTAGTTGCAGTGCTGTATATATCGGATAAAATATCGTTTGCTCATTATGCAGATAATATAATTTCCTGGTTAAGAGGACTAACATTTTGAGGGGAATTCAATGGATAAATATTTTTTCAGTCAAAAATCAAAATCTTTGTTATCATCTTGTCATCCAGACCTTCAAAAAATATTTAATGAAGTCATAAAAGACAGAGACTGCAAAATACTTGTAGGTTATCGCGGAAAGGAAGATCAAGATAGGGCAGTAGCAGAGGGGAAAAGTAAAGTAAATTTCCCTAATGGTAAGCATAACAAAATGCCATCAATGGCAATTGATGTTACGCCATTTCTTAGAGAAAAACCCGTGGATTTAAACGATATCCCTCGGCATATTTACTTTGGCGGTTACGTTATGGCTGTCGCTGATATGCTTTATGAGAGCGGGGAGATATCCCATAAGGTAAGATGGGGCGGCGATTGGGATGGCGACCTTAATCCTGAAGACGGCTGGGACTTTGTTCACTTTGAATTGATGGGTGCTTAATGTCCGTCATGAGCGAATACCCAGACATCATAGACCTCACCTATGACCAGGCGCGCAATGAAATAAAGTCCGGTGACATTTTGCTGTGCTCAGGAAATGGGGATTTCTCAAGAGCAATTCAAAAAGCTACGGATAGTATTTGGTCGCATGTTGCTTTTGTATTAAGGCATGATGATGTAGACAGAATTATGGTAATGGAAAGCGTAGAAGACATCGGGGTTAGGATGATAACGCTTTCGTCATACGTATCAAATTACAACGGCTCAAGAAAGCCATATGACGGAAAACTGCTTATAGCCAGGCACCGTGATTTTAGAAAAGAAAAGATAAAAGAACTCTCAAAAAAAGCTTTTGATCTTTTGGGGCACAGCTATGATAAGAGCGAGATATTTAGGATTGGTTATCGAATAGCGACAGGCGTTAGAAGGAATTACTGCAATCTTCCTGAGCCTGACGATGATTACATATGCTCAGAATATGTTTACGAATGTTTTAAATCTGTTGGTATTTACATGCCTACTAGTTGCGGATATGTAACGCCAGGAGATTTCTCAAAATGCCCACAGATAGACCCTATTTGCGGCATTATTTTGAGCTAGGGTACAAACTGTACCCCTGTTGAGTTATCTGCCCCTAATTGCGCGAACAATCGTTTGCATTAATTCATCTTCATTCGCCCCATTCTTAACAAAATTATCAATTAATACAACGATTGAGCCTGTAAGCAAAGCGAAAGCCATTGCGTTATGGTTTTCATAATTAGGCATAAGCTTTGCTTGACCGACAGCAAAATATAGAACTTCTCTCATGGAATTTTCTATTTCATTTTCTTTAAGCTCATAACCTTTATTCATGTAGCTTTTCTCCTGCTAAAATTTAAAAATAACAGCACCTCAATTTATTACTTATCATTTTGTTGGCGTCAACAAGATGGTGGGATATCTAAGGGCGATACGCTTGCGATACCTTTCGGCCAATTGCGCTAAAGATTCAAATTTCCCTTGTGCTTAGCGTTACACTCGAACACTCGAAGATAATCCCAAAACCGGTTTACTCTGAAACCGGAAAAGTCACACCGTTTAACTTAAGTCGCCAGAAACCACGCTTTTTCAAGCTCTTCGGAATTTCCTAATAACTCGGAACCCTATTTCTGCGTTGCATAAGCATTGCAGGTGTCGCACTATGGCGGCATACGTAAGGATTGGTTACCTTAAGGTGGAATTATAGTTTTTTTCATCCTGACCAACAGGAAACCTATATTTCTATAGGCGCACATCCACTTTAGAGCTGACTAGTTAAGCCAGATAATCGACTTCATCGTCGCCGCGTATGTCATTAACTTTTTCTATATTATTCCATTTTTTTCAAATTCCTTAAGAATTCTAGCAGCTGATTCCGAAAGGATCCTTTCATCTCTTTTATCATTCTTTATTTCTGTCCGAACTGCATGCTTTTTCCAGCAGTTCATGCACTTAATATGTCGAAGCTGTTCAGGGTAAATTTCATGAAATTCACTAAAGTGAATACACCCGCATGAGCATTTAAATGCCAAAAGTTTCTCTATGGAATCAATCATATATCCTACATTTCTACTAACTCAAACCGTGACACTACGTCACGGGTTCGTAATTACTTCTTTTCCTCTGATCCTAACTGTTTTTCTACGTACTTTTCGGCTAATTTTACTAAATCAGCTGGTAACTTCTGAAGCTCTTGTGAAGCTTGAGAATTAGCTATCTCAGGAATAATAATCACGGCGGCCATTTGATTTGTGCTTGGTGTTATAGCTCCGATAACTAAAAATGATAAAGAGGCATAAAAAAATCTATTAAACATTTTATGATAAAAACTAAACAAAGATTCGTATTTTTCAATACGATTATCAGAAAATGAATCATCAGCCTCACTCTTGTTGTAAGCCGCAATAATGAAGAATGCTGCCGATAATATTAAGCCAATAATCCCTAAAACAGTAAAAAGAATGCTTACCCCATCCAAGATGCTAACAAAATAAACCAACCACGGGCTAATCATAAATACTCTCCTCTTCGTTTAAAGCTGGCGCAGCCCACCGTGGTTTGTAATCACGCTAGGTAATTCGACGGGCTGCATAATCGTTTACATCTTATTTTCAATAGCAACAACATCGTCGTTTTTGTTTACATCTTTCCCTGATGTTTTATTGCTTCCGAATATCCCAAAACGTTCATATGCCATGGGAAGAACACATAGCGCAACGCCTACGGTCACCAGAAGCAAAGAGAATACCATCTTGAAAGCTTTATTGTTTGCATGATCGTCGTCTTGCATGAGGGGAATAGTAATCGTTGCCGAAGTCCCTATGACGCATGACGCTAGGCCAGAGGCGAGCATTATCCAGTAAAGTTTGCTTACAAACTCATCGCTTTCATCGTCCTCTTTTGGTGATACTAAAGGTAGTTCGGTTGTCATTTTATTTCCTTCTGTTAGTCATTTACATTGTCTATTTTACGTATTAAAATGCTCATCTCACACGCACATCTCCGTGTTAAAAGTAAGCATATCCCCCGCTAGTGTGTGCTGCCCATCACAGCCACCCCTAGGAAGCGGGGGAGGTGTTTTTATTCTATTGTTTCTTTCTGTTCGTCTCTGCTAACCCACCCAGCATTTCGTTTCCCATCATAGTTATCTCCACCATTAACGGCGGTAAACATATCGCGTCTTACCTCAGTATTTCTAAATACAACAGAAAACATTTCTTTATGATCTTTAACCCTGTCCATGGCGCCTGTTAAACTGCATTCAAGCTTTGTTATTTCCTTTTCTCGTATAGAAACATCGGCCTCTCTTTTTTCAATACTTTGTTTTCTAAGCATAAATTCTTCGTTTTCTAGCTTGTATTTATTTGCTTCCATTTTTTTATTTTTGAGTTCTTCCTCAAGATAATCAATCCTTCCTTTCATATCTTGACTTTCATCGACAATTTTTTTGAAATGACTTACGGCCTCATTTGTAAGCGTGCCGTTTATTGCTGCAACATTAATTGACTTCATTATCTCATTTTGTAGTTCAGTTAAATTACTCATTTGTATTTCCCCATAGTTTAAAAAAAAATTATCTTCGAATTTCCTCAATTATCTCACCGTCTTCTTTTGTTGTTCTTCGCCTACCTGAAGCGGGATGTCTATGCCACCCCTCTGGCTCACCATCGAAACTCCACTTATCTAAGGCTTCTTTTGCGGAATTGTAAGAGTGATAGCACCACCTGTCGTCATAACCCCAAAAATCATTTATTTTTCCTTTCACGATGGCGTGAGTAAAAAGAAAAGGCGTAATTGCTACCCACTCAAAATCATTGATAAACCTTATGTCCCTGTATTTATTTTCTTTTAAAAACTCAATAAAACTTTTATCGCTCATTAAAAAAGATCCTCATGTGAGCACTCTATAACTTTACCAAAGAACAATGAAAAAACTGACGTGGCGAAAAACAAAATCCAAAGATGAAGTCCAATTTCTTTTATACTGTAAGTATCGCAAATGCCTTGACTTATCAAAGCCCCAACAATAAAAGATAAGATATTACATAACACGTATTTCATCCCTCAACCTCCTCGTACTTGACCATTACTTGAAAAATATCTTTATTGTAAATAACTAATGCTCCGTAAGGCTGATACCCATCATCTATAAGCTTTTTTACGATTTCTTCTCCACCATAGTAAATATTAGCAATTTTATAATCCACAATCTTCCTGTCATTCATCTTCACTCCTCCGCAGTTTGTGCTAGATGGTCGAGTAGGGCTTGCTTTGACTCGAAAATATCTTCTTCATACATAAAATCAATTCCTGTTTTTGATGTTGTGTAGCGCGTATATTCCCCCTCAAAATGTTGACGGTATTCTCTACCTTTTACTGATCCGCATGATATTTTTCGATTTTTAATAAACCAAACCTCTTGCCCTATCTCGTACTTAAGCATCTTTCGGCTCCTTTTTAGTTTTCTTTACGTCGAATTTACCCACTTCTGCATCATATTTTAAGCATTTATATATGCTTTGTTCTTCATCGTATCCTTCAAGATATTCTATTTGAAAGTTTAAAAAATCTATCATTTCTTTTTTATCCAGCATTGTTTCTACCCTTGACATCAAAATGCCCATGCTCAATAGATCGAGAAAATGCTGCTAATGACTCAAGAAGGTCATAAAAATCATCGTTTCTTACATGTACACTTCTGGTGCCATGCTCATAAATTATTGCGTTAAGCGCTCTTTCAATCTGTTTTTTATCAAGCATGACTGATCTTCCCATCAAGATGTATCAAGTAAAGGTCAGCATCTATCGAACTCAAAGACCTTGATATATCGTTAAGATTCGCATCAATGCTATTTATTAAGGATAGAAGCAATATAGCGATAACCATATAAAATATTTTCAGCATTACTATCCCTTAAACTCGCCAGTGTAGCCGTCTAGCTTTCCGGCTTTGATGTCTTCTATCATTTCTTTGACTGTTGTTATTGAGCCAATCATCATTAGCCTTTTCTTGGTTAACTCAATGAATCTACCTTCATCTTCGTTTAGTTTAGCCAGTGCGATATTTTTAGTTATTTCTCTGCTTTCCTGCTCATAAGGCTCAATAAATTCACGCTCCAGGTATTTGATAAGGCCGGATTTAGCGATCATGATTTATCCTCTAATAACTCTGGGTTTTGGAAAATGTTTCCAATTATCCTAAAAATTGAACCATAATTATAATCAGAAATAATATTAAATCTTGCTTCATCTGAAATCCATTTTACAGTTTCAGTTATGAAATACTCATAATTTTCAGCTAAAACATATTCTGCGCCCAAGCCTAAATCCGCAATAATCATTGGTTGAATTTCTAATATATCCCCCTCATAAATCTCTACGCCATTTTTATCTTTTAGGCCAGTAAATTGCATTAATTCAGCATCGTCAAATGAAACTCCGTAAACTGGTTCGCATTTACCATAGTGATCTAACACTTGATTGTTGAAATCTAATTGAGCTACTAAGCTCATTATCTTTAGTCTTTTATCCCAAACCCTAAACTTAATCTCTCTCATTCCTTCCCCTCCATCGCCTTACGGTTTTCTATTTCAATACAGGATACGCATTCAAAATAATTATCTTCTGATGAATAATGTGTATCCGGGCTAAATCTATGTATTAAAGCTTCCCAGCTTTTAAACAAGCCACATGTTGCGCATCTATTCATCTTTTTCACCCATCGCCTCAATAGCGGCGTCTATAGCTTCAAGTGGGCTATCGTATTCTTCTAATGTTTTTAAGTCTCTTGTTTTATGCCATGGTCTAGTTGGAACAATAGGAGCATATACACTCCATTTTGTACCAAGTGGATTTATTCTAATTCCGAGTTTATTATTTTTTAAAAACTCCCACCGCTGCTTATCCGTTATTTCCACTTTCCTTCTCCTTCATAATTGCTGAATCTATGGCTTCCTCGTATGAATCTCCCCAGAAATGATCGCTATCACGATAGCTTGACGTCCGTAATTCAAATTTTTTTCTTCTGCCGTTGAATCGCAAAGAAATGTTTTTGTTTTTATTTAAAAACTTCCAGCGTTGTTTGTTAGTGATGTTCATGTCTTTTCTTCCATTTCTCAAGGACTCTATCTCTTCTCAAAAAATATCTCCTAACACTAGAGGACAGTCCATATTCAAATATATTTTGTGAAGACTTTTTTTGCGATAACATATAAAAAATAAACTTTAATTCATGGCTTACGAATATCATTTTTTTCCAACTTCTAAATACATGCGCTCAATATGTATATATTCAGAACCGCTTGGATTAGAAAGATATCTTATATATTTATAACCAACGAATAATTTAAGTTCATTAAATAATTTTTCTTTTATTTCATCGTCAAACTCAAGCATTTCTTTTGGTTTAAGACTAATGTAAAAATCACGATCAACTGAAAAATTAACTGTTGCTACATCCTTCACCTTCGTGCTCCTTAAATATATATTCAATTATTTGAGCTACATAATCGTTAACCAAGTCGTCATCAACCTCATCGACATATCCATCTTCATTAAGCTTTCCTAAATTTGGAAATATCTCTATTAGACTTGCGGCAATATAATAATCCCAACCACTGTTGCCAAAAGGTCTTTTTCCGCTAAAAGATTCTTTTTCTTCCCATAGGGTCAATAAAAGCAATTTAATGTAATTTCTTCCTGTGGGGATTTTAAGTCCCGTATCTTGAGAAAGATGCACTGATGGCCTGTTTAGCCACTTTTCTATATCTTCGATTGAAAGTTTATTTTTTATCCGCTTCATTTTCTCGCTCCTTTAGAATTGCGTTGTCGATGGCTTCTTTTAAAGAGACATCATCATCTTTGAAATAACAAAATCCTTCCCCTACAAGCTCAATCACATGGCATTTATTTGCAATAAATTCTATCCTGTCAGTGTCGGTGATGGTCATTTCAATATACTCTTAAGCACATCTATCAAATTGTCATTCCTTTTATTATTCTCCGCCTGAATTCTCTTGAAAATTTCCTCTCTATGAACTTCAACTTCTTTAGGTGCGACTATGCCAAGCCTTACCTGATTTCCTTTTACCATCAAAGCCGTAATGCTGATATCGTTACCGACCATTAAAGTTTCACCAATCCTTCGCGTTAAAATAAGCATATCCCACCTCCGTAATGTAAAGTTATATCCCTAAAAACTAATGAACTACAGGCGTTTCTTCAGCCTTTTCTTCTTTAGCCATTTCTGCCGCAGCTTCCATCATTTTAAATAATGGGTGAGACTTCATTTCTTCTTTCTTTTTTTTGTAATGCTTGCAATCTTCACCGTTAATCATTTTAATTTGTCTTTTATTGTCCAAATCAAAAACGTAATTTTGGTCGATAGGCGAGCATAAAACATTTTCTTGATACTCGTTATCAAACCTAATTAACGACTCAATTGGTTTTCCGAAGCTATCGACTACTGCCAAATATATATCGCCACCAATTTCAATCAGTCTAATCAAAACGTCACCATCTTTTATTGGCATCTCTTCTCTGTAAACTTTGTATCTCATCTAATAATCTCCTGTGTTAAGTTTAATATCCCGTATCATGGCAAAGACGGGTAGCTTTAATGCAAATAGTAACCCCTATTAATTTGGGAAATAGGGCAAGGAATTTGCGGCCATTGAGCCCGTTATTAAACCGACGGTGCACTGCGGCCTGATAAATTAATACTTATCCATCGCCGGAGGCGTAGCCTATGCAAAAACCTCTGCGTACTTTTTCGGTAGCTTTTTAACCACCTTG